GACTGGTTAGCGAATGTGGAATCGGTGCCGGCGAGGTATCCAACCATGATGTGCAGGGTGATGTGCGTGATAGCGTAGCCGTGCCGTCCCTTGTAATGATTCGGGCTGCCTTTCCAGATCACACCGTCCATTATTCCTCCTCACCTGTCTTGTTGCTTCTGAACAGTGTGAGCAGTCGGCTGTTCTTCAATTCCGGGTTGATTTCTCCGAGGTTCTCCAGCACTGATGAGACTTCAGTGATCGTGATGTAGATGGCCGCCGGCGCGACGATTGGCATGCTGAATCCGAGGTCGATGGACTGCTGGGCTCGTTCGATGATCTCGGCGAGGAACATCACGATCACGAACGAGACCTTGTGGTAAAGCCCGTTGCGCATTTTCTCGCTACTGATGTCGTGCTGCATGGCGGCCTTGATGAGACCTGTCAGATAGTCCGTGACGATCATGATGCTGACCATGACTAGTGCGGTCGTTTCGGTTTTATCCATGTCTGATCCTTTCTCTCAGATGCTGGTGCCGCCGGTGGCGGTAACGGTCACGTTGGATGGGATCGGCACAACATAGCTGCCCAGTGGACGCACCACGTCACCGCTTGAAAGTTCCGGCCCGACCTTGATGCTTCCATTCTTGGTCAATGTCAGTTCTGCGCCGCGCTCCGTGTAGTTCTCAAATTCGGCCTGTCCCAAGGAGATGTCCGCCGACAGTGTGAACACGCCGGATTTCGGAACATAGACGCCGTATGTCTTGACGTGCACGCTGGACTTGAACGATGCCAGTTTTACGACGAGCAGGCGCTGGGTTGGATTCCAAAGCAGTTCATTAGCTCCACCGTATGGGATTGGTCTGAAAGAACCTTCGTTCTCGACCTTGAACGTGAATTTTTGCCAGATTCCCGAGTTCTTCTCCCATGACGACCCCGTGTATGTGTATGCGCCATTGGCCGACTGTGTTGAGTCGGCGGTGACATAGCCGGTCTGGCCGACGACGCCCGTTCGCGTGGCGAGCGTGGCGAGGGTGGTGGCGATGACGGGTTTGACGCCTTCGGGCGTGGTCCTCCGGTCCACCTGGTCAAGTGCCTGCTCGAACGTGTCGGCCATGCTTTTGAACGAGTCCGGCGCGGATGACACGAGGTCCGAGCCTTCGGGATATGAGAGCCCGTAGATGGGTGTTGTTGCTGTCATTGTGTTCCTTCCTTTTCGTCGATGGTTGAAGTGTCTATGATCTGGATCATCGAGAGGTCGCAGATGTGCAGGGCGAGCTGTTGCCAGCTGAGGGTGGATGGCAGGTCGGCCCATGTGATTCGTTTCGTCAGGAGCGGTCGGAGCGCGGTGAGCGTCGCTTCCTGGGTGAGCGTGGGCTTGCCCGCGCGCCACCTGTATGAGAGCGTCCCGCCGATGGTCGTGATGGGGCCGGTGAAGGACGGTCGGCCATCTGAGCCGGTCAGGGCCGACGCCTTGGCCTTGACGATGATGAACGGGCCGGATGGGCTTGCCTTGTACAGCCATGGCAGGCGTGCCGGGTCGATTCGCGTGCTGTTGAACGTCACGGTTTCCGGGACCATGCGCAGGTCGTGCGATTCGAGCCATTGCGCGACGTTGGCGCGGTCCGTGTCGCTGACGTTCGAGGTGCCGCCGCTGTTCCATACGCCGCCCGAGTCGTCCACGGCGAGCATGTCGGAATCGAGGGTGAGGCTCTTCTGCATGGCGGTCAATTGTGGTGGCAGACGGTTCTGGTCTCCCATCGTGATCTCCACGTCGTCGAAAGAGAGCTTGCCGTTGTCCGATTTGACGCGTTTCGCGTTGATGACGACCTGCGTCAAAGGTTCGGTGATGCTCAGATCCGTCGATGCCTCGATGTCGGCCGCCGAGAGTGCGTGTCGTGTCTCTCCGTCGGTGAGGACGTTGAGCCGGCCATCGGTTGACAGGTGCACGGCGATCGGGTCGGCGAGGCACAGCGGCCTGAGGGTTGATGCCGCGCCTTCGTAGACCTCATGCCATTGCGGGAGTCGTGGCCCTGCGGTGAGCCGGTGCAGCAGGTCGAGCTGCGATGGGTGGTCGGATGGCGTGTATGGTGCGACGCTTGATGGCAGGGCGAGCCCGTCGAGTTGGGCTTCCGGCGCTCCCTGCGCCGAGGCCCTGCGGTTCATCTCCTTGAGGCGAGCGGACGGCGTGCCTATCCAGTGCGCGCCGTCCCATTTCGCTGCCGTGTCTGTCGGTCCCTGGGATTGCAGGCGCTTCCATACGGCCATCCTCGATGTGGCGGAGAGTTTGAGCAGCCACCCGCCGTCGCTGGCCGGTTCGATGCTGCCGCCGGTGGAGACGGTGCCGGCGAAGGGTGTTTCGGCGGGCGAGTCGGTGGATGCCGGCGAGTCGGGGGAGTAGGCGCGGTGCAGCGAGTCGATCGGGATGCGCAGATCTTTCCAGCCGCCCATCGACGGCTGAAGGTCTTGCCATCTGGGTTGATCGGAGAACTGCACGATCACTTTCATGCCGGCTAATGTCAATGCCTGGCCTGCGAGCCGTCCGGTCTTGTCGCGCATGGTGAAGGTCATCACGGCAGGTTCGGGCTGTTCGTCGATGCCGTCGCTACCCCAGCCGATGGTGAACGAGTCTAGGGCCGCGATGTCCTTGGTGGAATCGTTCACCGGCGTCCAGCCGCTGCCGGTGTCGATGAACATGAAGCACTGCTGCATCATGACCTCCTTGCGTCGTAGTCGGACAGGAGCCGTTTGATGGCCTTGGCGGTGCCGTCCTTGTCGATGACCTCGCCGTTGATCTCCACGTTCCAGGTGTTGACCACGGCTGGCGTGGCCGTGTTGCCCTGGGCGGAGAGGTTGAGGGGCATGGCCGCCAGTCTGCGGTTAGCGCGGCTGATAGCGGTTTCCACGTTGCTGTCGAACCCGTTGTTGAGGCCCTGCGCGAAACCGGTCATGATGGCCTTGCCGTGCGGGATCAGAAGCCGGCGGTCGTAGCTGATCGGGCCCTTGTGCGCGCTGATCCAGTCGCCGATGCCGCCGATCCAGCCGGTCACTTTGTCCCAAGCGCTCTTAAGGCCGTTCAGGAAACCGTCGATGATGCTCTTTCCCGCGTTGGTCAGGATGCTGCCGGCGTTGGAGAAGAACCCGGCTATGGTGCCCGGCAGTCCACGGAACCAGCCGACCACGCCGTTCCACGCGTTCCTGGCACCGTTCGCCGCCGAGCTGAAGATGCCGCCGATGGTGGAGCCGAGACCGGAGAAGAAGCCGATGATGCCCTGCACGCAGCCGGACAGAAAACCCGTGAAGCTCGACCACACGGCCTTGCCGGTGTTGGTGCAGGCGAAGAAGTAGGTGAGTCCGGCCACGAGCGCGGCGATGAGCGTGATGACCAGCATGATCGGGTTCGCGGCCATGACCGCGTTGAGCAGCGCCTGTGCGGCCGCGGCCAGCTGCATGGCCGTGGTCACGGCGGTGACGACTGCGACGGCCCCGCCGATCGCGGCCACGAGAGGGGTCACAAGATCGAGATTCTGACTGATCCAGTCGCCGGCGGTCTTCAGCCAGCCGCCGACCGTCTGCGCGGCCGTGGCGACGGTGTTGAGCACGTTGCCGAACGCGGTTCCCGCCGGCTGCCCTCCGGTCATTGCGTTCACGACCGCCATGATGCCGTTCCACAATGATTGCAGGCCGCCGCCGACCGACTGCGCGGCCGTCTGCAATGCGGTGAACGCTCCGGTGTCCTTGACCTGGCCGAAGAACGTCTGCAATCCCTGCACGCCGTTGGTGGCCAGGCTGGTCACGGCGTCGGCGGCCGCGTTGATGCCGCCGGTGACGGCCGGTTTGAACAGGTTGAACGCGTCGGTCAGGCCGCCGGTGACGGCTGCTTCGAGGTTTCCCATGGCTCCCTCGATGGTGCTGGTCGATGTCGCGGCCTGTTTCGCCACGTCGGTCATGCCGAGGTCCATGAGCGCCTTGTTGAACTCGTCTGCGGTGATCTCTCCCTTGGACATGGCGTCGCGGAAGTTGCCCGTGTACGCGCCGTTCTTCAGCAGCGCCTCCTGGAGTTTGCCGGACGCGCCCGGAATGGCGTCGGCAAGCTGGTTCCAGTTCTCGGTGGTGAGCTTGCCCGCGCCGGCGGTCTGGGTGAGCACCATGGCCACGCTTTTGAAACTGTCGGCGTTGCCTCCGGCCACCGCGTTGAGGTTTCCGGCCGCCTCGGTCAGTTCCATGTAGTTGCCGATGCCGTTTGCCGCGAGCTGGGCGGTGGTGTTCTGGATGTCATCGAGCCCGTACACGGTGGCGTCGGCGTATTTGCGTGTTTCCTTCGCGGCTGCCTGCACGGCTTTGGTGTCGATGCCGGCGAAGCTCATGGTGTTCATGAACTTGTCGGTGCTGTCCGACATGTTCACCACATCGCCGGCGAAGCCCTTGACGGTGTCCCACAGCGCGGTCACGCCCTTGACGGCCAATCCGCCGATGGCGCTGCCGAAAGCGGCCGCCTTCGTGGTGGTCTTCTCGAACGCCTTGACGGCATCATCGGCGTTGCCGGTGATGCGCACGCGCATGATCGCGCTGTGCGCCATGGCTCACTCCTTCCGTGATTCGGCTTCCTTGAGCAGTTCGGCCAGTCCGGTGCCCAATCCAATTCGTCGGCTTCGTTCCTCCACTGCCATGGCGTGCCGCCGAAACGGCTTGCCAGGAGGAACGAGAGACGGCCGAGCGAGTCTTGGGGCCACGCGGCTAGTCCGTAGGGTTTCCTTCTTCCTGCTCCTCCTTCGGTGCCGCGAGGTCGAAGGAAGCCACGGTGTCCAGCCAATGCTCGAAATCAGGCATGCTGCGGCCGGTCATGCGCAGGGCCGCGTAGGCCGCGTACGCGCCGGAACGGACGGGGGACTGGGTGATGGTTCCCCAGCCGGCGTCGATGGCGTGCGCCTCGGCCTTGCATGTCGCGCGCATTGTGATCGGCACGGTCTCGCTGGTGCCGTCCGTGTAGGTGATTCTCGTGGTTGCCATTATTTTCCTTTCACTTGATTCATGGTCTTGTCGATGAAGTCCTTGTAGACCTTTTGCCATTGGCCCTCGGTGGAGGCGACGCCGTTGTTGACGAAGAGGCGCGGTTTTATGCGGCGGGCGGGCCACCCGTAGTTGATTGGTCCTGCGTAGGGCACGGCCTTGCTGCCGGCGCGGATGACGCCGGCGCGTTTCGTAGCTCCGACACGCAGGCTTCCGGCCAGCCGGCCGGTTTTGCCTCGTGGGGTGAGGTTGCGGACGGCGGGCAGTGCGATCTGCGCTGCCTCGCGGTTCACTTCCTTCAGGTCGTCCATGTCCGCGCCGGCCTTGCGCATCGTCTGAATGAAGCGTTTCTGGCCGACGACCATCAATGCCTTGCCGGCCATCACGTACCCGAGTAGGCCGTGTGGGCGACGTTCGTGACGGCGAAGCTCAGATCGTTCGTGTTCTTCGATTTGACGTCGCCGCCGATGGCGATTGGCGCGATGGTGACGTTGAAGGTCCACTGGATTTTGCCGTTCTTGTTCGGCACGAACTGGGCCGGCAGCGTCTCGCCCTTGTGGTCGAAGAGCCAGACGGCCAGACCGTCCTCGCTGAAGTCGTCGCCCACGGTGCCCTCGAACGTCCATGTGGTCGTGGTGTTCGTCTCCTCTGATCCGTCGAGGTAGGTGGTCGGGTCGTCGCTGCTGTTCGACGGGTTCAGCTGCGCCTTGGTCATGTCGGCGCTGAAGTCCCTGCCGTTTTCGGTGTCGGTGATCTTGAAGATGCCTGGTCCGAGCGTGCGGATCTTCTCGGTCATGATTGTTTTCCTTTCCTTGTCTTATTCGGTTTCCAGAGCGTTCAACGTGACCTGGTAGGCCGCTAGCGTGCCGGCTCCTGCGAGGTTCCATGTTGCGGGCGTGGCCTTCTGGATGTTCAGGCCACGTTCGGCGAGTCTGTCGAGCGCTGTGAGGATGTCATCGACTGCGGATGGCTGCGTGGCCGGCGTGCCGGCGATGACATCCAACGTCCAGACCGGTTCTGGCTGGCCCCATGACGGCCATTCCACGGTCGGAGGTTCTATGAACACGGCCACCTTGCCGGCGGCGGGGCGTACCAGTTGGGCGTCGATGCTGATGCTGCTCACGAGCCCGTCGAGCATGTCGGCGAGCGTGGCCATGAGGGCGGCGCGTTGTTCCTGGATGTTCATGCGATCACCATTCCACCGGTCAGGACGCCGGCGGCGCGGAGTTTCGGCCAGACGGAACGGAGCGGGTCGGTGGAGATCCTGAACGGTTCCACGGTCGAGTCGCCCACGTCCATCACGCCGAGCCGGGCGTCGCGCATGTTGAACAGGTCGGCAGCGCAGGAGACGATGCAATCGGCCAGCAGATCGTCGTCCACGGTGGCGGTGCCGACCGCGTGCGCGACGTATCGGCGCGCCGCCGATAGTTTGACCGTGAGCCGGTCTTCCTCTCCGGCCGGGACGCCCACTTCGTCGCGGAGGCGTTGCAGCAGGGTGTTGTCCTCGATCATCATGCCGTGGCGAACTTCACCGGAATCAGGCCGTCTGCATGGGTCGTGGCCACGGCCATGTATCCGTAGACGCTGTAGCTGTTGGTCAGGCCGGTCACGTTCCCGTCGGTCAGCTGCGTGGGGCCGCCGGACTCCCACACGGTCACTGCGGCGGGGTCGATGAAGCTGGCCAGTCCGGCGTCGGCGTTCGGCAGCAGCACGACAGGGACGCGCATGAACGTGCCGGCCACGCCGGTCAGGTCGAAGCTGCCGATGGTGTCCGATCCGTCGCCGCTGAGGTTGAAGAACCGGTCACCGGTGTCCTTGAGTTTCACCAGTGCCTTGAGCACGTCTTTGGAGACCGCGAGGCGTGTCAGCGACACGTTGCGGGCGTCGGCCAGTTCGGACGCGTCGATGATGAGTGATACCCAGTCGTCGATGGTCATGTTGGCGAGCTGCGGCGCGTCGATCTTGTTGGCGTCCTTGGATGCGTCGCGCTGTGCCTTGATCTCCGCATACAGATGGTCGCGCACTGCCTTCTCGGTGGCCTTCGCGTAGGCGTTCTGCAATGCGGTTAGCGCGGTGTTGAGCATCGGCGTGGTGCTGCGTTCGATGGTCTGGCGGGATAGGGTGGTGTAGCCGCCGTAGGTGTCGATGCTGGCGGTCTTGGTGCCGAAGCTGATTTTTCCGAAGGAAAGATCGGCGCCTTCCTCGGCCTGCTTGTTGACGGTGCTGGTGTCGGAGGTCACGACATGGTATTCCATGCTCATGCCGGTCGCCGGGAGCGTGTCATGTGTCAGGAGCTGGGAGACCTTGCGGCGTTCCTCGATCAGTTTGAGATCATCGGCGATCCAGGTGGCGGTGTTGCCGGTGTCCTTGGTCGAGATCAGTTCGCGGCATTCCTTCATCACGGTCATGGCCTGTTCGTCGCCTCGCGCGAGGGCCTGCATGTATTCTCCGTGGCTCCGGTACGCCGCGCCGATGGCAGCCGGTGCCGGTTTCGCGCCCATCTTGCTGATCTCGGCCTTGATGCCGCGCTGTTCCTCCTGCATGGACTTGACCAGGTCCATCAGTTCGTTGTTGTTCTCCATGGTTTCCTTCCTGTGTTCGACGGCTGGTGCCGCTGATTTGGTCATTTTCGCGTTCTGGTAGGCTGGCCAGCTCACGATGCTGGTCTCAAGCAGGCGGACCTTGCGGCGGTGGGTGATGCCGTCGCGGTCCTTCTGCGATTCGAGCGGGATGAATCCGACCGAGAAGCTGTCGAGCACGCCGTCACGGATCAGGGTCATGGCGTCGCGGCCGCGTGCCGTGTCGCTGATCCGCGCGGTGATGTGCAGTCCGTCGTCCGTGCTTTCCGCTTTGGTGATGCGGCCGATGGTCTCGCCGTGCTCGAAGCACAGTTTCGCCTCGTCAAGCCCCTCGAAAGAGCAATCACGGTCGAAGGTCTCGGCTCCGTCCCATGTGTCGATGATGTCGCCGAACGGCACGGCCACGCCCTCGACGGAGGTTGTGCCCTCGTCGTCGGCGGAGCGGAGTGTCAGGCCCTTCCATGCGATTGTGCGTTTCTCGATGTTCATTGGTCTTCTTCCTTTCCGAGCGCCGTCAGTCCTTCCTTGCGCCGCACGTCATCGACGGTGAGGAAACCGGCCTCGATGGCTGTCTTGTAGGCCGTGTAGCGGTCGCTCATGTTCGCGCGCTGGGAGCTGTCCCAATCGAACTTGGCGGTCCGGCCGCGCGGAAGCAGACGGTTGAAGATCTCTTCGATCTCGCCGGTGTAGGCGGCCAGCGTGTAGTCGGCGAACTCTATCCACGACTGTTCGATGTTGCTGTAGGTGAGGTTCGAGCCATCGACGGCGGCGAGCATGATGCTTGCCGGGATGCCGAGCAGACGGGCGATCTGCGTGGTGTCGAACTTCTGCGTCTCCAGAAATTGCAGGTCGGCGGGTTTCATGTCGAGTGGCACATATTCCAGGGCTTTGCCGAGCACCTTGATGTCTCCGGCTGTGCCGTCGCTCTTCCATGCGTCCTTCGCCTGCTGCGCGGTTTCCTTCGTGACGTTCTCGGTGGTGCGCAGATAGCCCTTGAGGTTCGAGCCGTCCGTGAAGAACTTCGCCTTGTAGTCGCGGGCGAGCTGCGCGGCCTCGATCTCCTCGCGTGCCGCCGAGATGGGGCCGAGGCCGCGCAGTCGGCCGGGCACGTTGAGGAATTTGCTGTGCACGACGTCATCGGCGGTGTAGGCATGGCCGAGATAGGAGAACCGCAGGTCGGGGCGTGCCGGGTCGTCGCTTTCGTCGGTGACGGTCACGTATTGCGGCGGCAGCACCTCGCAGGTGACGATTTCGCCTTTCCAGTCGCGCACGATGCGCGTGAAGGCGTTGCCGTCGAGCACGAGAGAGGCCACGATGTCGGCGATGAAATCACGGCGTGAATGGCTCACGTCCGGCTGCAACACCATGGGGCTCACGTCCGGCAGGTCACGGCCGCCGCGCTGTTCCACGATCGGCAGGCCGGTGATGGCGGTCTGGAGCACCTGCACGCCACGGAACACGGTTGAAAGCTGCAACGGTTCGGTGGCCGGCCCCCGTTTCGGCGGCTTGATGCCGTCCGGCATGTCCGTGCCGTCCGCGCCGCGCGTGAGCACGCGGCCTGCGAGCCTCATGCGTTTCCAAAGATTCATGACGCCGAGGATATGGCCGTGGTTCCGTCACTGCCAAAAAAACGGTGACAAACGGTGACAAACGGTGACAAACGGTGACACGTCAGAAGATTTGCAACGTGCCGTCAGATGGCAGGTGATGCGCCCCCCAAGCGGCCAACATGCATGATTCGATCGGCGATGTCAGACCGGTGCTGCCGCGCCGTGTGACGCGCCATGCGTCGCCGCTCCACGTCCTCGCGCAGCTGGCCGCGCTTGCGTCGAGCTCGGGATCGGCGGCATGGCGAATCAGCTTGTTCCGCAGGCCGCTGACGAATGCCTGGCCGACCGCGAGGTAGTCAGATGATTGCATGGCGATGAAGTCGATAAGCGGATCGCCGGCTTCGTCGGTCATGGATGCGAGCCGGTCGTGCAGGTCGGCGTTTGGTCCCTTGCAGTCCATGACCAGGGGAGCGTGGTAGGTGTCGCAGATTCTCGTGATCTCGGCTGGTGCCATGCCGGTGCCGTCCAGGACTTCGAGCAATTGCACGGTCACGGTGCCGTCCGTGTTGACGATCGCGGCGGAGACTGACGTGTTCGTGGCGTCCACGTCCACGGCGGCGGCTATCACCACGGGTCGGCCGTCGATCCGGTCCGGCGTGATGGGCGTGGCCAACGTGGATTGCCACAGCTGGTCGGGGATGACGCGTTCGGCCACGCCGGTGTCGCGCCGGTTTCCGAAGGCTCGCGCCCAGCCGGCCTCGTTGCCGGCGAACTGTTCGCGGAAGTCGCGCAATTGGCGGATGTCCCAGAGCAGGCCGGCGGCGGGATGCCATTTCAGGATCGTCTGGAAGTCCTCGGGGTCGGCGTCGTCGGGGATGCCGAAATCGAACCAGCATGTTCGCGTGGACGCGTTTCCGGCGCGGAAGGAGTCGAGCAGGCCGTTGAGGAAAGTGGAATCTGCGGTGCCTTCGGTCGAGGTTATCCAGATCTGGGGCTGGACGCCGGTGAAGTGCAGTCTCGTGTTCATGGTCGGTGCCATGCCGTCGAGGATCAGCTTGCCGGTCTCGTCGTCCAGGCTGAATGCCTCGTCGATGGTGAACTTGTCCATCTGTGTGCCGTGCCCGGCCACCTTGGTCACGGCCAACGGGCAGATGAAGCTGCCGTTTCGGAACCTCTGTTCCATCCCGCCGTTGGAAAGCCTTGGCTTGAGGGCGAACGGCGCGAGCTTCGATTTTGAGAGCTGCTGCACGAAGTCCTTGAAATGCTTCTCGGCGTCCTTGCCGGTCTGCGCGAGGTAATAGATCTTCCGGTCTGGGCCGAGCATCGCGTTTCGCGTGTCCTCGGTATCGATCAGCGTGCTCTTGCCGCACTGGCGCGGCGTGGAAAGCACCACACGGTCGTAATAGTACGTTCCGGTGGCCGGGTCGATCTCGCCGGCCACGTCGGCCACGTAGCGTTGCCATGGCAGCAGCGGTTTGCCGAGCATCCCGGCCGTCCTGGCCACGATCTCGCCATCGGTCGGCCGCGTTTCGTCGCGTTTCGTGCCGCCGCGCATGAGCATGGTCACAGTCCGGCCTTCGCGTCGGCGATGAAGTCGGTCAGCGTCGGGTCGAGCTGCGGCTGTTCCGGATACATCGCCTTGAGTTCCTGGAACCATGTGAGCAGTGATGTCATGTTGCGGCTGATCTCGCGTCCCTTGCTGTTCTGGATGTCGATGTTCCTGGCAATCGAGAGCATCGACTTGCAGATGTAGGTAGCCTCGGGCGTCAACGTCTTGCCGTCCACGAAGCTTTTGATGAGATTCATGGTCGCGGCTTCCTGCAATCCGGCGGTGCCATACTGGTGTTCGTATTCCTCGAATCCTTCCAATATTCCTTGGTTCATGATGTGTTTTCCTTGGTTTTCCAACGTTTTCATGCTTTTTTGCGTGGTTCTTGGGGGGAGAAAAGACTTGGCGCGGGGTCTTTTGGGCGTCGGCTGTTTAAAAAAGCGGGTCACCATCTCGGCCGAGCGGCCGGAGAGTCGCGGCGGAGTCCGAGAGCGGCGAGGCGTTGTCGTCTGGCGGCGAGCCGGGCGTCCACGGCCTGCTGTGTGAGATGCAGCGCGTACCACTGCTGCGCCGTCCGATACTCCTGCGGCGTGAGGTCGAGAGCGAACGTGGAATCGGCCGGTGTCTCGATGACGTGCACATCGTAGTCCAATGCTATCCACTCGGCCAGCATGTCCGGATGCCTGCGGGAGCGTGGCAGCGTGCGCACCAGCCACACGTCCAACGGCTCCGAGCTCTTGGCCAGCGTGCGGGCCGCGCCGTCCCACGCCATCGCGGCGGCGAGGCGCAGCCCGTCGGTCGCTTTGGATTGCGTCGGGCACAGGTCGCGCAGCAGACTGTCGAAGCAGATGACGATGCTGTCACGTCTGAGCATGGGCTGCATGGCCATGCCGAAGTCTGCGCGTGGCGGTCCGATGACCGCGTGCAGGGTCGCGCCGTATCCGCTCAGCACACGGTCCTGGCGCATCGCGTTGCAGTGCTTGCACGCTCGGCGCAGGTTGGCCACGGTGTCCTTGCCGCCATGGCTGAACGGGATGATGTGGTCGTCCTCGGTCGCGGTGATGGAGCAGCCGGGCATGCCGAGCCAGCACCGGTTGCCGTATGTGGCGATGACCTTCGCCCTGATGCGTGGATCTACGGTCTGTCTTCTCATGCTTTGCCTTTCTCTCGTTGGGTGAGTATCCAGCCGTTCACGTCCTGTTCGGCGTACATGATCGAGTTGCCGATGCGGATTGGCGGCGGTCCGATGATCGGGATGGACTGCCGCCACCGGATCAGCGTGCGTTTGCTGATGTGCAGTCTGGTCGCGGTCTCGGTGGTGGTCAGCATGCGGATGCGGGTCATGCCGTGGCCTTGTCCCTGAGCAGCAGCGCGATCTGTTCGAGCTTCGCGGCGACAATCGGCCAGTCGGCCCTCGGGATATCGAACCAGACCATGCGCGGCCCGTCCGGGCTGATGATGTTCTGTCCTATCTCCACGTCGCCGGGCTGCGGCCGGTCGTGGTCCTCGACGTCGAGCGAGATACGAATATGCGGTTTCAAAACAGTTGCTCAGCTTCATATGCGGTTTGTGGTTTCGTCTGCGGCCGGCGAGGCGTGTAGGCGGTTGCCCATTTACGGAAACTGCGGCAGTCGATGCGCCAGTGGCTGCCGACACGGTACGCCGGCAGCCCCTCATCTTTGAGGCTGAGCAGCGATGGCACGTTCGGCGCGCCGAGCGCCCGGCAGACCAGGGACAGTTCGACGCCGGCGCGCCCGTTGCTCGCCGCGATGCGGTCCACAGCGTCGGCGAAGCCCTGCATGAGCATCCTGCGCGATTCCTTCGGATAGTGCAACACCTCGTGCAATGACGGCTTAATCGATGACATAAGACCACATCCCGCACCATTTGGCCAGCGTCAACAGCAGAGACTCGGAATCGTACATCTTGCCGGCGGTGGGAGAACGGTGGGCGGGAGCTGGCACGCCCTTCTCTCCGTAGGCCATTTTCAGAGCGGCCTGGAGCTGGTTGTCGTTCAATCCGGACGCCTTCATCAACGACTGTCGTGAGGTGTTCGCCCTGCACCTGATGTTCCTGTCGATCATCGGGAGTGTCATCCTCATCTGCGTCCTGAGTTGGTCGGGGAATGTTGCCTTGCTCAATTTCAATCCTTTCTGTAGCTTTTGGTTGGTGAGCGCTTGAGAGGTCAAGACCTAGAATCTGCTGATGGAAACGCTCGGCCGAGATTCCCCGGCCGGGCCGTCAACAAATTCCAAAGGTCTTGCAGAACGTTTCGGTCGGAGCCGCGCCGTCGATAACAAGAGCGGCCGAAGCCGCCGGGAATGGTCCTCAATCAGGCCACGGCCGAAGCCGTCTATGGTCGCCCGATTCCGCCTTAATCGACGGCCTGAG